CCACATCAAAAAGGTCCGACACACGCTCAATGGTGTACATGGTTCCACCCTCCACATTCTCAGAGCTCCACTTGTCGATGTAGAATGAAATGGAACAGCCGCTGATATCACCCCGCTGGATGCTGGTCCACAGGTCGCGGCCCACCTGGGTGTCCGGCAGCTCGCACTCAAACTCCAGTCCTGCATCGGAGCTGGACAGGGTGAGTGTGCCTGATGTGGTGCGCCCCACAATCATGTTGCTGTCGTGGTTGAACAGGCAGCGCACATCATTGCCCAGTACATCATCAAAGCAGCCCTTGGCGTATTGTTCATACACGCCGTCCCACAACTCGGTGCGCACGTTGTATGGAGCAGCTACTCCGCTGATCACCATTTTGCCGGCATCATCACCCTCGGCCCGCTTGGCAGCAATCTTGGTATGGAATGCGCGGGATTGGCGCTCAAGTGTTTTTACTGGAGGTATCATGTTTCCTGTGTTGGGGCCGGGGCGCTTCCCTTCTCGGCCAGGTTCTTACTGTATTGATCGTAGTATTTCGAAGCGATGGAATTAAGGGGTGCGCGGAGCTCATCGCCGCCGTCTATGGCGGGCATCTCTTCCAGACCTCTGATGTCGTTTGGCGTAAGCCATCCGGCATTCAGGGCATTGGTATAGAATGCTGATCTGGCTGCGCTGTCTCCGCGCATGAGTCCCTGGAGCATGAACTTGATGCTCGTCGTGGGTTTCTCAGATTCTTTGAGGAGCTTGCGCTTGAGCTCTTGTTCCCACTGCACGCATCGGGGAAGCAGGGTGCGCATGACATATTCTGTGGATGCCATCTCCACCGAGTTGTACCGTGCGCCGGATTCGTATCCGACAATGGTTGGCGGTACTCCGAATACACGGCAGATATCCTCGCCCTGAAACTTGCGGGTTTCAATCTGCTGCGACTCGGCCATGTTGAATGGCTTGAGGTCCACCACTTCAAGGTTGTCCCCGATGATGGGAATGTCCTTTGAGTTCGGGCCCAGCTTTCCACCGTATGCTTTTGCCAGTTGGTCCTGTTTGTTTTTGTCTGACAGAATGGGGCCAGGATATTTCACATACCGCGCGATGTTGCCGTTGTTGGCGAAGAACTGCGCGGCAAAGTGCTGTATGGTGAGGCTCAGCCCAAATGCCTCGTTGAGCAGAGTAACCACGCTCTGGCCGTAGAACGCCGGAAAGCGGAGCATGTCCTCTTCCTGCACTTCCTTCATGTCGTGGCCGGGCAGGCGCACCAGGTATTTGCGGGTGCCGCCGGTGTACACTTCATCCACAGCCAGACTGTTGAGCGGCCAGATGGCTACCGGTACAGATCCCTGCCTTTCAATGAGCGCATACGCGCAGGCATGAATCATGCTCTGTGCACACAGCCATTCAAAAAAGTCGTATGAGGTGAGCAGCCCGTTGGGCTCATCGCTGATCAGTTCACTCACCGGGTGGTTGCGCAGTTCTTCGCGCGACTTGCCATCAACCCGAAACACGCCCTTGGGAAGACTTGCCATGTCAGAGCTCACGCGCCGAATGCAGGCGAATGCTGCGGTAATTGCAAGAATGTTTTGTGTGGTGGCAAGTTTGCCGCTTTTGTTTTCCGAACCGAAGATGGAAAACAGATTGCGGAAGAGGTAGGCGCCGGGGTTGCTGTACAGATCAATGTCAGACCGTTGTTCTGCATCTTGTACAGAAACAGAAAGCCCCCCGCCATTTCCGTTGCCAGACGGCTGGGGGCCTTTCCTTCCGGATCGACCAACTACAACATCAAATCCTACCCACTTCAGTCTCATCCTTAACCCTCTTCACTGATCCTTCACGCAAAAAAGAAAACCGAGCGAAATGTATTTTTCTTCGTTGCGGAGAGCAAGCATTTGCCCTCACTATCTCTTTAGTTATCAACAGCTATTCACCAGTGATTTTGCGCCGGGCCCAGTTGATCATGGATGGTCCGAATATGAATAGCAGCAAGCCCCCTATAATTGCCCCGAGGCAGAAGTATTTGATCTTCTGCCAGAAGGATGGCTTGCGGATTTTGACCGTCTCTACGGGATTTACCGTAATGATCTCAACGGGTACATTCACATACACTGTGTCTGCCCGGCATTCTCCCCGAACGTAGATCTTCTTTGTCACTGGATCCATGATGACATCAACGCGGAGCCGGCCCTTCTCCAGGGTGATGGTGTCTGTTGAAAATTGGAATACGGTGTCGGTGCTTACAGCAGGCATATAAACGGGTACCTGCTTGAACACGGTGTCGGTGCTTACAAGCTCCGGGTTATTCTTCACCAGTCGGGCGAGCCGTTTCTGTGGTGAGCAGCTGGCGAGAAGGGCCAACGCGAGTATGAATAAAAGAGTTTTCATGTTGAGAATAAAAAAGGGGAGGGCACCAACCAAATATTGTCTGCTTTGTAAACGCCCTCCCCCTGATTGCTTAGTCCGGTTCTCGATTTTCCCGGTAACGTTCACCCATTAACTAAGTACCTCCTGGGAGATACCATTGTGTGGGTTCATGCGGTAACGAATTCAGGCGGCATGTATCCTGCGCCGCCGGGTATCCGTGCTGATCTCCGGCAATTCCGGCCGGCCAATCAACAATAAATTGCGGTACAATTACACATAGTCCCCGCCATCCATCGGCTGGGCACACTGGCATTCACCTGGTGCTTTGATGATGGAGTGGGTGCTGTGTGATTTGGCAGAAGCCAGGGCGCCGGCTGCGAAGACCATCGCGGCCAGCAGCAATGGGAACACTTTTGTTTTCTTCATGGTATTTGAGATTTGATTGTTTACTCGTCCTCGATGGTGATGGATACCGGTTGACCGGCGGCCAACTCTGCGGCTACCGCCTTGTACAATTCCTCAAAGGCAATCGCTGACTGGAGGATCCGCGCATTGCGGAAATCAGGCGCCATGCCCACCAGTATGCAGCCGTCGGTATCCTTCTCGGTATTCCCCACATGGATGTACACGTATTGGAAATTTGGCACGTTCTGCAATTCCAGGTGCCACTTGAACCATGCGTATTTGTTCCGGTACGATTGGGTTTTTGCTGACATCACCTCGCGGAATTTCACCGCATAAGTACCGGCAGGGATGCGCGTTTCTCCACGCAGTTTCAGGGCGCGGGCCTCGTCCTCCATCGTCCAGTATTTGAACTGACCGTCAATGAACATGCGGCCGATGGTGTATCCGCCGGCTGCTGGAGAACTTTTCAGTCGCTTTACTTTGATGTCCATGTCACTCTGCTTTTTTGTTCTCCGCTTCAATCTCTTCCTTCACCGCCGGGGCAAGGGAGCGCCACTGCTCGTAATACCACAGCGCGTTGAGTGCCCACAACAGGGATGCTGTTACCCATGCGCCGGCACTGGCTGTGTATCCTGATTTGTATACATGGGCCTGGGTGCCTATGGCAAGCGCCAACAGCAGCGTGGTAAGTATCCAGTACCCGCCTTTAAAGTATAGCCGCCAGATAAGTTGATACCACATAGATGTCCAGTATTATGGTGACCACGGATATGACCGTGGTGATCGTTAGCGTCATGTATTCGCCAAGGGAGCGCTTGAGAAATCCGTCCCACCCCCGATCGCTCAGGTATTCTGCCGGCTTGCCGCGCAGCCTGTTCAGGAACATACTCATCATGAGTTGTCGCGCATTCATGGCGGTGAAGAAGTAGAGCAGCAGACGTGCGTCCTGGTGGCTCACCGCGAGAGTGGCTGCAAACACAACCCACACAATGAGCCACTGTGCTGTGTCCCATTTATGCCATGCGCGGTCTACTTTTGTTTTGCTTGGGTCGGCTCCATTGATCACCTCGCGGTCGTGATGCGCCTCCACCAGGTGGATGATATGTTGTGTGAGTACAATCATGACTCGGAATCATCCTTGCCTTTTTTGTCGTCAGCGCCGGGCAGTAGTTTGTTGATGCCGGCAATGACCATCGGAATAATCTTCTCACCCAGCAGTGCGCTGGCCACACCAATGGGTATGGACGCATCATGCCATTGAGAATTTTCGGCAGCAAACCCAACCACGATGCCCAGGGTTGAGCTGGTGAGAAACTTTATGACGGCATCCTTGGGGTGGAATTTTTGGTTCTTCCTTCGCTTCTGGACCCACTCAATGAGGACCCTGCCAAAGCCCGCGAGAACCACAACGGGTGCTGCGTTACATACATAATCGTACAGCTTCATCATTTCGTCTCCGTCTTTCTACACCTGCACTTGCAAACCTATAAGAAGTTTTGTTTTTAAACGCCGTAGTTATGAACGGCTGTTAATCTCTACCGAGATCCCACCGCTGTGGTTCCTTCTTTGTGTGGATGCCGTGTTCTGTGAAGCTGTTGGTACGCTGCTGCCAGGTAAAGTAGATGCTGCCGCCGGCTGATCCCTGACGGTTCTTCTCAATGATCACCTCAAGTGTGTCCTTGCCCAGTGGTCCATATTCTGCATCCTCTGCTTCAAGTCCATACTTGTCGGCATTGTAGAGCATGAGCACAACGTCCGCATCCTGTTCCAGTGCGCCGGATTCGCGCAGGTCGCTCATGCGGGGCTTGCGCTTTTCTTTTTCGTTTTCTCTGGACAACTGGCTCAGGGCAATGATTGGGATGCCAAAACTGCGAGCCATGCCCTTGAGGGTGCGACTGGCCGCTGCCACTTCCTGTTCGCGGTTGTACCCCTCGCCTTTGAGGTTGAGCAGTTGGAGGTAATCCACCACCACCATCTTCACGCCGTAACGCTGAATGTGGTAGTTGATCTTCGCCCGTACCTGGGCAAGTGTGAGGCCCGGGCTGTCATCAATGTACAGCGGGTTTTTGCTGATCGACGCCGAAAGCTGTTGCAGGTATTGCCACTGCTCGTTGCTGAACTCATTGGGTCTCCTCATGCTTCCGATGCTGTTGGTGGAGTACATGGCGAGCAGGCGGTGAAGCATTTCGGCTGCGCTCATTTCCTGCTGGAGGTAGAGCACCGGGGTATTGCGGGCCGCGAGTTCCGAGGACAGCGCAAGTGCCAGCGCTGTTTTTCCATTGCCGGGCCTTGCGGCCAGTATGGCGAGGTTACCAGGAAATAATCCTCCCAGTACCCTGTTGCTGTGCATCCATGGCAGCGCAATGCCCGGGGCCTGACCACTCTCACGCACCTTGGCCATGTCGGTGAGTGCTTCGCCGGCAATGGTTGACATGTCGGTGCGCATGGTGTGCCCGGGGAGAAACCGGTCCTGAGTGAGCTCTTTCAGCAGCCCGTCGTACAAATCAAATGGATCCTCCGAGGGATCGTAGGCGCGGCCTGAATACTCATGACACACTGAGGCGATGTGCCTTTGGATACTGTACTGCCGAATAATGCGGCAGTGGGTTTCTGTGTTGGCGGTGCTGGCTATGCGGCTGGTGAGGTGCGAAATGCGAATGGGCCCGCCTACCTTTTCAAGGATGCCCAGCTTGCGGGCTTCCTGGGTGACCGTTGCAATATCAATCACTACCCCGCGCGAATACATTGCCTGCATGGTTGAATATAGCAGGCGGGTATTCTCCATGTAGAAATCGCTTTCAGTAAGGATTTGAAGTGCGATGTGGCTGGCTTCCTTTTCCTGCAGCATGGCGCCCAAGACCAGCTCCTCCAATTCAGGAGCGGATACCGGAAGGTGGGCAAGCTCGGGCACCGGGCGGCTGATAGCTTTCATTCTTTGTTCGCCAAATAATAACCAAGAATCCACGCATTAAGAGATAGAGCCGCTGTGGCTACAAGGAACCTCAGAGGCTCAGACCATTGGGCTGGATTCGGATTCCACATAATGAATGTGACCGTGAGATAAACGAGTATCCATGCGGCTGCGTGTTTGATTATTTCTTTTTTCATTGGTTGTACGTAATTTTCATTGCTTTGATCGTCTCCTGAAGCTGCTGATCCAGTTGTGCCATCGCCTCTTGCTTGAATAATTCTGTCTGCATGATCTCGTCTCTGCGCCGGTCGTATTCGCGCTGGACCATTTTCAGTTTGCGATTGTACCGCTCCAGGTCTGTCATGCGTCTGGACTCCTTTGTCTGCACTTCCAGCGGGGCTGGTTGCTGCTCCAGCCTGGTCCCGAACTTTGATCTGAGATAGCCGCGGAGTCGCGCCAGTCTCTCGCTGGAAATAGGACACTCTACCGTGCCGGTTATGGATCCCAGATATTCTCGTTCATCGTGCCAGCCACGGAGCCGGACATAGAATCTGAATTGAGTCGTAGGTTCCCTCTCTTGCGATGGGACGTGGATGATGCCAGTCCGGCGAATGGGGATGAGGGCGGTCATGGTTTGGTTTTGTTTTTAGAATGGTGGCCTGATTCTCTTTTTCATTACTCTGTTCCTCTCATTCTCAACGCATATTTCCACAAACTTCTGGAAGCTGATACCGGGATAATAATCCCGATGCAGTTGGATGGCTTCATCGCTGAACCTGATTCGTTTAACTACTTTCATGGGGCCGTATCTTTTGCGCAAAGCCGGGAGTTAGTGGCAATGCTACCCAAACACACGAGCAACTGCCAAATCATAATATTTTACCTCTTTTTCAATTCCAATAAAAGAACGGTTCAACTCTTTTGCCCCTAAACAAGTTGTGCCTACTCCCATTGTATTATCTAACACCATGTCATTTTCATTTGAGTATGTTTTTAGTAGCCAATCAATAATAAATATTGGTTTTTGCGTTGGGTGTATTCTTTTGGAATTATTGCACTCTCCATTAGCCATTGAGTATTGTAAAACAGTGGTTGGGTTTTTGTCATCGTAAACCTTTACAATATTTTCAGACGAGTGAAAATTATTGTGGTCTTTATTTCTTTTATCTTGCTTCCATCCTGTTGTGTCAATAGCTTTATCCCTTTTTATCATCTGCTTATTATAAACAGTCTTATTTGGTGCAAAAACCAATATATTTTCGTGTGCTTTCATTGGTTTAATGTTAGCCAACTGAAAGTCTGTTCCGTGCATTTTATCCCAAATTATCTCATACTTAAACCAATCTCTTGCACTTATTATTAAATCAGTTGTAAATGGTTGGCTACTAAAAAGCAATACCGTTCCATTACTCGATAATACTCTTTTGTACTCAACCCACAACTTGTTTAGGTCTAATACGCTATCCCATTTATTTGCAGTCATTCCGTAAGGCAAATCAGCCAAAATAAGTTGAACCGATTTATCGGGAATAAGAGGTAAAATATCCATACAATCAGCATTGAACAAAGCACTGCCACTAACATCGGCTATATGCAATAGCGGTTTCGGTGCGTTCTTCAATATTTGTTCTACTATCATCATTCGTTGTTATTTAAAGTTTTGTGTTTCAAATCCGCTACTGCACATAGCCGTAGCCGTTAGTGGCATTAAAACGACCGCATAACACGGGCTATATGCAATGCTCAGTTTGTGCATTTAATTCAGTTTTCGGTTCAAAACATTTATTAAAATTTTCCTCCCCTCCCAAAACAATAGAGTTATCTACTTGGTTGCCCCACACATCAAATCCTTCCAAATGTTCACGGGCAAATAATTCTACTCTTGGCAAATCTCCGCACAGTTCAATTATTCTTTTTCTTGCTTCGTTTGGCTTTCTGCTATGTATGTCTATTGGGTTATCTAAAACACTATGCACACCTGCACTCATTCTTTTCGGTTTTCCTTTTGTTGCCAATAAGCATATTTCGCTATTTGCCCGTGTCCATTTTCCCATACCCCAAAACCAACTATCAGCTTTTTTGTTACGCTTCACCCAATTAAAAGCTATTGTTTTGTAAGTAAATCCCCACGCTTTAATCGTATCAAGCCCCTCTTGTAGTTTTGGGAACGTAACCCAAATAAAAAGCACACAATCATCGGCTGCCATTTCTTTTATGGGCAACGCTTTTATGTCCTCTATATCCATAGTTGGGTAATGCGTTTCTACCGTTCTGCCTTTTTTATTTGGCTTATCGTTGTATTTCCACGCTGGGTCTGCGTAAATAATATTGTATTTTTTGCCTTCGCTCATTTTAATAAATGTTTTGTTTAGTGTTTCAAATAAAGTTTTATCGTAAGTAATCGCACTGCATATAGCCCGTGTTAGGTGCAATGCCAGCGGACACCCTAAAACATTCGGAGTTGGCTGACAAAATCTTTAAAACGCTTTTCTTGTGCCTCATAATATTTCGGGTCTATTTCTATTCCTGTAAAGTTGAATCCCATCTTATGGCAAGCAATACGGCTACTACCTGAACCTAAATGTGTATCTAAAATCAAATCGTTTGGCTTTGCGTAATTATGCAATATCCATTCGTAAAGTGCCACAGGTTTTTGAGTTGGGTGTATTCTAATCTCTTTATCTTTCATATTGTGTTGTATCATACCATTCCAAGTATATTCAAAAACCTTTACGCTTTTATGAGTTGAGCATATTGCAACCTCAGCTTCGCCAAATGCAGTTCCATTTTTTTGCCACACAATTACACCACCGCAAAGCCCTAAAAAATTACCACCCCAAACGATTTGATTTTTAGATACTCTTTCTAATTGGTAGTAGTATTCATTATCAGGTGCAATATTTTCAAATAAGTGATAACCTTTTCTTTTAGTTGCTTGCTTGCCTTTCTTTTTGTTATCACTTAAACCTATTGCATCAATATTGCCATAAGGTGGGTCAACTATTGCAAGGTCAAAATGATTATCAGAAAAGCGTTTTAAAACCTCTACACAATCCTCATTATACACCACAGAAGGCACTGCACCTAACACGGTATTGGCAAAATTGCCGTTCTGTTTTTCAATTAAACTTTCGTCCATAATTTCAACTTTTGTTTTTCAATTTAGCTTTCGGTTCGGCAACTTCGCCAATACCCAAACGTTATGCTACTTTGATTTGATGTTCCAGTTTATCCGACAGTGCCTCGGCCCATGCCTTCACAACATGCGGCACCACGCTGTTGCCGATGAACTTCTTTTGATCGCTCTGGTTCCCCATGAGCTGGTAGTCCTCGGGGAAGCCTTGTATGCGTTTCAGTTCAACCACCTTGAGCATCCGCATCTTGATATCCACAATGCAGAATAGTGCCATGAATTCCTTGATGCGGATTGTCATTGGACTGTCGCTGTCCAGACATTCTATGGCCACATGCCCACCCTCTGCTTCCACCAGGTGTGGTGGTGCTTTGTCCATGCGGGCAATAAGGGTGAAGGCGGGATGCTCAACTGAGCCCCCGGAATTCATGTACTGCGGATTCATGAGGTAGTGCCACTTGCGGTTGGCGGTAATGGTGCGCAGGGGTTGATCCACTCCCTGCGGGGTATTGCCAAACTGCGTATCCATGATGAACTGGTCCGTGTGGACGAGGTTCATTTTGGGTACCGGCATGACGGATCCCGCCGGGGCATCCACCGAATTGTCCCGGCCGCCACTGGTGAACTGCCTGTCAATCCATTCTGAGGTGACAACCGCATGGCGGTCCTTCACTGTGACGGTTGGACATGGATCATCCACTCCTGCACAGCCCTTGTTGTTCGAGTAGTTGCTGTGGATCATGTGCGCCTGCACCAGGTTTGGCTGGCGCTGTGTTCCGATCACGGGCGCCGGGTCGTTCACGCTGGCATTGCGGTGTTCACCGGTGCGTGGGTCGGTGCTGTTGTACTTCATCAGAAACTCAGACTGCACCAGCGCCTGTCCGTCTGATGTGGTGATGGTGCCCGCCGGACCAGTGATGCTGATGTTCTTTCCTTCGGGTTTGCCGCTGTAATACTTGCTGATGAATTCCCGCTGCTCCATGCCCGCCACATACTTGATGAGTCCGGCATAGATGCGTTCCAGCGTCTTTTCGCTCAGCGGTTTCTTACGGCCGAATATGGACCGACCGTGTTCATGCAGATCAAGGCACGGGCGGCAAGCCTCCCACTTGTTGAGGCCGGTGAACATGCCTCCCTTCGATGGGTTCTTGCAGTGGGTTTGCTCCGGCCAGGTGATGGGCAGGTGTGGACGGGCGAAGATCCCGAATAGGCGGTTGCGGCTGGTGCGGGCGCCGAAGTCGGCTGCATTCAGCTCTTGCCAGTCATCCCGGTATCCGTGCTGGTTCATTTCGTTCCGCCAGCGCATCCAGTCGCTGCCGCTCTTGCGGCTTACTGGTTTTCCGTTGTCGTCCAGCGGACCCCAGCTCATGAACTCCACCACGTTCTCGATCATTACGTAGTCCGGGCTCAGGGCATCCACATACCGGTGCAGGTGATCTGCCAGGGTGCGGCTGTCCGCATCGCGTGGTTTGCCTCCCTTGGCTTTACTGAAGTTGGTACATTCCAGACTCGCCCACAGGACCACCTTGGCTGACGGGTAGAGGTGACGCTGGAACGATGCGACCTGGCACAGCTCCGTGAGGTCCAGTGTGCGGATGTCCTCTTCGAAGTGGTGAACCTCTGGATGGTTTTTCCAATGGCTCTCGATAGCCTTTGGATCGTGGTTTACCGCGGCGATCACCTTCGCGGTACCGGGCCGCGCCATGGCGAATCCTGTCGTGGTTCCACCGGCACCGCAGAAGAGGTCAATGATGATGAGGTGTGGGGTCATAAGAAATTGCGGTGCAGATATGCGCTATCGTAAATCAGTTTGTCATCCTTGTAAATCTCAAACCACTTGCTTTCCTTCTGGTGCTTGCTTCTCATTTGCCCGATGTACTCACGGGCTTCGGCGAGGCTGTTCACCACCATTTCACTGGTCTCACCTTTGCTCTTGTTGACCTGGGCGGAGCACCGGTCTATTACCCCCGATGGCCGTATCAGTATAGTGCAGTGCTGTTTGTTTTACTCTATGGCCTTTGGTGCTGCTTCACCTTCCGGGATCCTCACAGATACCCATCGGCCTCTCTGGGTGAAATATTTTATGCGGCTACGCTGCCGCTGCGGATGGCTGTGTTTCTTGGGATTCCTCTATAGGAGCCTGATTTTTCCTTTGCTGCTCATGGGTATCTGGTTAATCCGGTACGGCTGCCCGGGAAGTTTTTTGTGGTTGTGTGGTGTGGTTTTGCAGAAGTATCTTCCACTCCCGCTTGGCCCAGTTCACGAAGTGCTGCCGGGCATCGCCCAGCGTTTTGTGGGCTGCTGGTTCGGTAAGCAGCTTGGAGATGAACGCCTGCACCAGGCGCTGGTAGTTTCCGTTCACCAGCTCGCAGCCGTAGTCGCGCAACATGCGCTCGGCATTCATCCGAAATTCACCGGGCCGGCAGAGCTCGTCTTCCAGCCCGGTGAAATTTTCTGCCTTGCGGTAGAGCGATGGTGATCTACCGACATCTGACGGAATATGCTCGGAATTACCTTCTTCTTTCTCTCTATCTTCTTTAATATTATTATATAAGAAAGAGGATTCCGGGCTTTTTCCGTTCATATTCCGTTCATATTCCGGGCTTTTTCCAGTACCTTCCGGAAGGTAATGTGCATGACGTTCAGCATCTTTCCTTTTTTCGTTTTGTAATTTTTGTAGCGTGGTATTCACGAAATATTTTCCATCAATCATCGAAATTTTATTTTCAACTTTTTTGAAAAATTCTGCGCACTTTTTTTTCGAAAGTCCGGTCAGGTTGGATAGACTTTTTACATCCGCAGGTACCCGGTGGTTAATCCACTGATAGGAGAGAATGCGGATCCATGCACCCACTTCATCGGGGTGCCATGAAGCTGTATCGGTGAGGAAGGCTGCCGGGTTGAATTTGAACCAAGGGTCTTTTGTTCGCATACTCGGATATCAGTTTTTGCCGAAGCCATAGATTGAAAGCAGGAGGTTGAGGTCAGTGAAATCAACCACACCATCACCATTGATGTCGCCGGGCAGGTTGGCCTTGAAACACTTCTGCGACCAGTGGGGGCCGTGGCTCATTTCCTTGCTGGCATTTGCCGCCCATTGATTCAGGCTGAGTACCGCCGGGCTCAGAGCTACCCAGGGTGAAGGGGGTAGCTCAAAGAATGAGGGCTGACAGAATACAGGTACCACGCGGTGCCATGTCTTTCCTGTTTGCGGATCCCGGGCGATCAGGCCCAGTACAGACACTCCCTGGTACAGACTGCCAGTGTGTGTGCCGATGTTCAGGTTGAATGTGTGGTCCAATATCACGGGGATGCCATCGGGATCTACCCGCACCCAGGTCCATTCTACACCACTGTCCTCTGTGGCATCCTGTGGAACACCATCCACGTAAATGGTGCTGGTGTTGTTGAAATCTTGGTAGAAGTCCTGCACCCAGTTGTTGAATCGAACGTTGATGTCTGTGATCATGGGAAAAGGTTTGAAAGGTTACGGGTGAAGCGGTATGGCGCGATGGGCCTTGTCTTTTTACCCAGTGGTATGGGTGGGGTGTAGATTACATCCAGAATGTTTTGCCGCTCCTGCACCAGCTCTGCCCACCTGGGGGTGTTGCTGCTCATACAGAGCATTTCGGCTTCAACAAGGGCCAGATCGGCCAGAAGGTCGTTTTTGCTTTTCATGGTATTGGGGTTAAGGAGTTCCTGAAATTGAATCGAGAAGTTCTGTGAGGGCCTTCTCCGCTTGTCTGTCATCTTCCACCGCGTCAGTGGCCCGGAGAAGATGCTGGGTTGTTTCCACCACCTTAATGCATTGAAAGTTCCATGCGATGAGAGCCTTGTGCAGATTGAACTGCGGATCGTCCACTGTGATGTTGTGGCGTTCGCGTATTTCCAGCAACTGCCGACACAATACAGCGTGGTGCTTTCTCAGATCTTCTGAGTTCACTTTCATGGCTGTGTGATCCACCAGGGCGCGGAGTTGTTCGATGGGGCTCATGCGTTTTGAATTTGTGTTGTAATCTTTTTGAGGGATTCAGCAGCCTGGTTCAGAGCCGCCAGGTCCCGCTTTTCCTCTTGAATAATCTGCCATTCCACGCTGCTCATTGCTGATGCCGGCTTGCTGGTTACATGCATACCGTGTGGGGAATAACTCGCCCGCACAAACTGATCTTCCTCCGTGATGAGGAATACCTCACCGCTGTTCTCGGTGTATCGCTCTACGTGGAGCATGGGCTTGTTTGCCCGTTCACCGGCCGGTCGTATGCGGATGTGTTTATCCATTCTTTTTTCGCGTTATATCCTCAATGCGGCTGATGGGGGGCAACTCCCCGTTTATTTCCATGTTCTTGAACAACTCAATGTGACCGTGATCTACCCCGTAGAGCACCACCTTGTAAACCGCCGGGTCAACAGGACCCGCTTCTTTGCAGTCCACCGAGGTAAACAACAACTGCAGGCTTCTCCGGTGTGCCGGGGTGAGTGGTTGCGTGGTGTGAATTAACAAAGTCACTGGTGGCAGCCGGTGGATTCGAACCACGCCATGGAAACCAAAACGCCTGTTTCCTTCCATGACCCCACCGGGGTGGGCTGCCAGATGAGTGGGTCACCGTTGTGACCCACCGACCTACTAAACTTTAACCTTTAACCAAAACCCCAGGCCGTTTGATTGAATGTTCATGATTGAGCCTGAGTTCCTTTATTGCCCTCCGTGGTTAATCGGAAGGCAGGAGTTTCTTCATGCAGCTGAGTTGGGTACTGGGTGTTCATGCTTCCTTGTCGCCGGGCCTACGTTGCTCCGCAGGAGCAGGTGGTACAGTTCCCGCAACCGCTGCTGGTTCAGGTTGCACCACTGCCGGTTGAGAAAGTAATGCTTGACAAAAGCCTTGCGGCCACTCATTGAGCTGATCACCGGAGTGCCCCGGCTTTCGATTGGCACACCAAACCCGTCTTTCAGGTCCTTGATCCTTCGGGCCAGGCTGCTGGGGCTGCTGCCCACCAGGTACGCATTCTCTGTCATAATCTCCTGTCCGCTTTCCAGGTGCTGGAGCAGGCGGTAGATGCACGGAGCATAGTCGGGTGCTGCATCGGGGATGCGGAGTTGGGTCATATTCAGTAGGGTATTCATGATCGTGTTTTGACCGGTATCCTGTCCAGGTCGGCCAGGCGGTACAGTGTTTTAGGTTTGGTCGCGCGAAGCCTTCCGTTCTCATCAATACCATCCACTGGCAACTGATAGGTGGGGAGAATGATGCGCTTTGATTTGCTTCCACGTACCGCACGTTCTGCCCTGCCGAGCCGGATGATTGTGGCCTCGCTCACGTCCAGCATCTGCGCGGCCTGTTGTCGGCTTACATACCGGAGCTGGTTGAGGCACAGCAGCCGCTCCTTGTCCGTAAGGTGCGGCATGATGTTGAGCAGAATCTCCATGCGCGAAGCCTCAGTGAGGCTTTCCCACTCCACGTATCCGCGTACTGCATCGAGTTTCCGGTTGGGCATCAGGCGGCAGTATTGATTTCTTCTGGGGTGATGAGAATGTCGTTGCTCAGCCGTACCACCTCCAGTAGTTCATTGGTGATTCGACGATCCGCCAGACGCCCCTTCGCGACATTGAAGATTCTATCGATCATTTGGACATCACTTGGAGAAACCCCCAGCCGCTTACGGATCACGATACCGTAGTTTATCCCCCGACTTGAAAGAAGCTGCCGCGCTTCTGTCGCCTGCTCAATAAGCCGGGCCCGCTCTTCCGGGGATAATTTTTCAGCTATTTCCGTATTCATTACTAAAGTTTGGTACTTTAACGGGACAAACATATTGGGATGGTACTAAAGTTTGGTACAATTATTATGAACAAGAACCTAACATAGTTATGAACATGGAACATCGGGCAGATTTGACCCAGTGGTTGAAGGAATCTGTTGACCGGATAAAGACAGTCCTGCGAATAAAAAACGTGAATGTGGCTGCTATGCTTCCCGTTAATTACATCTACCTTTCAAAGCTGCTGAACGGGAAGACTGACATTAGCCGCGCCATGATTGAGAAGGTTCAGCACCTGGCAAAGAAAAACAACATCCTTCTGCCCGACGTGCCCGAAGATTCAAGATACAGGGCAGAAGTATCCGAGCGAGGGGCAACCATGGAGCCGATGGGGAAGTATTCCGCTCTTGGAACCGCCCGCCTTGTTATCGAGGTAACACTCACCGATGGACAGGTCAACGGTGTTGTAGCAAAGTTTGTTTAAAACATTTGCGTTGTACTAAATTTTAGTATTCATTTGGCACCAACAACCACCAGTGGTTGAACTGCCGAATGCCCACGATCAACCGAAATTCCCGCCTTCCCTGGGAAGGTTCACCGAACAAAAAGTACGAGGAGCGGAGCGACAACCGCTACCGGTCGCCCATGTGGCGGCAGGTGCGCCGTGAGGTAT